GTCCGCTGAGGCGTTCAAGCGGTCTATAGAGCGAGGTCGTCGTCGCAAGTGATCGCGCAGTCCACGTCAGTCGTACTGAGACGATGAGCCGCGACGTCGACTTTCCCGCTGACGCGAGCGGTCACCAGGCGTGCCAGGTGTGCGGCGCGTCGGTCGTCGGGACCGCGTTCGTGCTGCTGCGCGACGTGGTGGCGTACGACGGCGTGCATGGTCACTCGGTGTACCGGTGGGATGGCGACGTCGTCGACGAGCGCGACCCAGACTACGATGAGAGCGCTAGCCACTACGTCGGGCCGGTACTGCACGTCGAGACGTGCCTCGCGCAGTACGCGTGGGGCCTGTGCGCCGAGGTGAGGGTCAGGGTGGTCGAGCAGAAGAAGAGAGGAAAGACGAGAGATGGCTAACCCCTTCCACGACGAGCGCGGCCGCTTCGGCAGCGCGGGCTCCGGCGGCTCAGGTCGCGCCAAGCTCGCCGGCGAGGCTAAGCGACGCATGGGCGAGGCTGTCGCGCACCGCGAGCGCGTCGCCGCGATGAGCGACATGCCGCACACGCGTGCTAGCGACGCTCGCGGCGTCGACCAACCCGAGTCGCGTCCCATGCGCATCGTCAGCAGGCAGACTCGGACCGACCCGCCCAAGAAGGACCGAAGCGCGAGCGGGCCTGGCAGGAGCTTCTACGGCTGATGAGCTCAGCGGGCACCATCGCCGACCTCCTCGACTCTCGCCGCGTGAGCCGCGAGATTAGCCTCACGCCGTTCAGGTACCACGCTGGGCAGCAGGCGTTCTTCGCCTGCGAGGAGCGGTTCGTGGCGCTCTGCGGCGGCCGCCGCGCCGGGAAGAGCGACCTCGCCCGCAGGCGCCAGGCGCGACGCGCGATCCGCTTCCACGAGGAGTGTCCCGGCGTGCTCGACGGACACTTTGTGATCACGTGCCCGACGCGGGACCAGGTGAAGCGCCTGCACTGGGAGCCGCTGAAGCGACTCTACCCGGCGCGCCTGGTCGCGAGCGTGAGCGAGTCGGAGCTCACGGTCCACCTGATGAACGGCGTGCGGCACCGGCTCGTCGGGCTCGACAAGTTCGTCCGTGCCGAGGGCGAGGCGATCGATGATGCCTTGATAGACGAGATCGCGGACACGAAGGAGGACGCGTGGCGGCTGTCGATCCGACCCAGCCTCGCCACCCCGGGACGTCCGTCCGGGCGCGCGACCTTCATCGGGAAGCCGCGCGGGCGTAACCACTGGTGGCGCATCTGGACGGAGGCCGCGGAGAAGGAGGGGTGGGCGCAGTTCCACTGGAGCGCCGAGGAGATCCTGGAGGCTCAGGAGATCGAGGACCTCAAGCGAGACCTGGACCCCCTGTCGTACGACCAGGAGGTCCGCGCGAACTTCGTGAACTTCCGGGGGCGCGCCTACTACGCCTTCGAGCGCGAGGTGCAGGGCAGCCACCAGATGGCCTACGATCCGTCGCAGGCGCTCGACATGCAGCTGGACTTCAACAACGCGCCCGGGGTCGCCGTCGTCTCCCAGGAGCAGCACTGGCAGGAGCGCACGAGCTTCCCGGTCAGCCACGCCCTCGGGTTCCCCGTGACGCCCTACGTCGTCGGGCCGTACGACGCGATCCTGTGGGAGACGCGGATCGCTCAGAATAGCAATACCCTGCGAGTATGCGCCAAGGTCATCGAGGCCTGGCGGGACCGGCATCGCGGTCGCGTGCGACTGTTCGGCGACGCGAGCGGCGGGAACCGGACGTCCTCGAGCGTCGCTGGCAGCGACTGGGACCTGGTCCGCCGCGAGCTGCGCCAGGTGAAGCACTGGCAGCTCGAGTGGCACGTCCCGGCGGCTAACCCGCCGGAGCGCGACCGCGTGAACGCGACGAACGCGCGGCTGATGACCACCGACGGTCACGTCCGCATGATGGTCGACCCTGTGGAGTGTCCGTGGCTCATCGCTGACCTGGAGTCTGTGAGCGTGAAGAAGGACGGCACGGGAGAGCTCGACAAGAGCAGCGATCACAGCGTCACCCACTTGAGCGACGCTGTTGGGTACAGGGTCTGGAAGCGTCACCCGACGAGATCGCGTAGGATGAAGGTGGAGCAAGTATGAAGTTGTTGGTCGTCGCGCTCCTCCTCGCCAGCTGCGTCGGGCTTCCCGATCGCGCCGAAGTAGAGGTCGGTCGCGGACATGGCTCGTTCGAGTCGCCGTCTGGGCGGGACTGGGATGACGACACCGGATGGGTCGCGGCGACGCTGAGCTTCCCGATCACGTACGCGGTCGCGCCTGTACGTCTGGCTCCGTCGGAGCCGTCGCCCGCCGTCCTGGTACCGCTGGAGCTTGAACCCCCGTGGTGGGAGGACATTGCACAGGTCCAGACGCTGGTGATCGCCTTGGCGGGCGCGGGCGCGGCCGTGGCCGCGAGGCCGGCGTACAGGAAGACGCGAGAGCTGTGCAGGCGCGAGGAGAAGAGCGAGTGACCGCGCCTAAGCTCTTCGAAGTCCGGCTGCCCGCCGGCGACGTGTCTGGCTTTGACATAGACTTGCGCGGGGACAACAGGGCGCGTCAGTACCACTCGGCCGATTGGCTCTCGAAGGGTTACGACGGCGTGCGCTTCGTCGGCGCAGGAGCGGGCGTCACGCACGTTCGCAGGCACAGCGACGCGGTCTGGACCAACGTCGGCGTCCTCCAGCACAACGGCGTCGTCCAGCTCGAGGCGCTGACACTTCACAACGCGCCGCGGAGCGCGATCCAGGCTGGGACCGGGCTGTGGACCCCAGGCCTTCCCTTCTACCCGAAGTTCAAGTTGGTGACGCGCGGCGTGGAGTTGCGCTGCGACGTACCGGGGAAGTGGGGCTTCTTCACCTACGAGTGCGACCGCGACGACGAGGACCTCGAGATCTGGGGCGCGCTCCTGCGCGAGCACCCCAGCTACGCGCACGAGTTCTCATACAGCGGCTTGCTCTGGAACCGGGTGACGGTCCGCGACTCGGGAGGCGAGTGCTGCAAGCTGCGCCCCGACCCAACCGAGATCAGGCCACTGAAGCGCGCGCACAGCTTCGTCGTGCGCAACTCCTCCTTCGCCGGTTGGGTGCCGGGCGACCGCGGCAGCGCCGGCATCGTGATCCAGGGCGGCGGACCGTCGCTCCAGGTGCTGATCGAGAAGACGATCTTCTGGGGCGGGCCCGGTCCGCGGTGTCGCTGCGTCATGATCGACGATGGCTGGTACAAGACCGGCGTCGCGACCGGGAACGTCGTGCTGCGTCAGGTCGCGGCGCAGGGCTCGAGCATCCGCGACGACTACGGCGAGACTCTGGTTCGGGTGGGTCCGTTGCACGCGGGCGTGATGATCGCGAGCAGCGTGACGATCGATCAGTGCTCCCTGTGGGGCCAGAACATGGCCGTTCAGCTCACTGGGATTCCCGTGGGGAAGCTCGCGGTAAGGAACAGCAATACGCCGAGCCTCCGCGACTGGGCGAGCGCGAGGGGCATGGACACGCTCCTCGAGGCGCAGATCCCGAGGCGCGATCGGCGCGTGCCGATCTCGGAGGGGCTGGTGGCGTGATGATGCAGATACAGATACCTGATCCCGCCGACGTGGGTCTCGTCGGCTGGCTGCTGTGTGTGCTAGTCGTCGGTGGCGTCGGCGCGATCACGTTCTTCATGCGCCGCATGGTGTCGGCGATGGACCGCATGGCCACCGCGCAGGAGGCAACGCCCGCGTCGCTCTCTGAGCTGCGCACGCTGCTCGCGGAGCGCCTGGACAAGCTCGACGAGAAGCTCGACCGATCCGTGTCGCTGGCGGACCAGCACCTGGCCATCGCCAGGCTGTGGGAGAAGACCGAGGCGGTCGGGCGCAGCGTGCGCTCGGGTCACGGGCCACCGGTATGACGAACGGTAGAGGCAACGAGTGTCACGACGACAGAGGGAAGTTCTGCTCTGAAGGCGGTTCGATGGGCGCGTCAAGATCGCGCGGCGATCGAGGACCTACCTCGTCTCGAGCGGCCGAGAGGTTTGGTTCACAATCTTCATCAAGAAAGATCGTAGAAGCAGAAGCGCGCGTTAGAAATGCCTCAGGCGCGGACCCCCGTACAGGAGCAATATCCTCTGCAGCTTTGAATACTGTACGAGTTCCAGGAGCTGTTGCGCCAGAGATGGCAGACGTCATCGGCGGCGGGTTTTTCTCTGAAAAGGGCTTACTCGACGAGCTTCGCGCGGAGACAGGCGAGCAAGACGTGGCCAGCGTCTTCGCTGCACTCGGCAAGGAAGGTGAGGTAAAGACTGCTAATCTCATAGCAGTTCAGCCGGTGGTGAACCGCGATACTCTGATCGGTCTCATCAAGATAGGCGGTGTTCCGCATGAGACGGACCAGCCTGTGAAGATCGTGAAGATCGGAGCTAAGCGCTACGTCATCGATGGGACCCACCGCCTGGCCGCAGCTCGCCAGCTGGGCCTTGCTCGGATCAACGCCGTCGAGCTCGACTTGACGGCGCGAATGCGAAGTAGAAAACCACGAGAATAGAAGACTGACTACAGATGGAGACGAACCTATGCTGAGCAAGCTGATGATGATGGCGACGTTGTTCCTGGCGGCGGTCGGCTGCGGCCCGATCCAGGGGATGATGAACCCCGACGAGTCCGCGTCCTACGAGAAGCTGATCACGCAGGAGGCGAAGCTTGTCGAGGCGGTCGCGGCCGACCCGAGCCTGCAGGTCGAGCTGGACGCGGTCCAGATCGAGATCGCCGAGCTAGAGGGTGTCGCCAAGCGTCGGGCGCTGGGCCCGATCTGGGGGAGGCTCACGCTGATCCCGGTGGTCGGCCCGTACCTGTCGCTGGCCGGGCCGTTCGCGGCCACCCTGCTGATACCGCTCACCAACCGTCGCGGACGGAAGCATTATTGGAGCTTGGTGAAGAACATCACACCAGGCGTGAAAGGCAGTGACGGCACGAAGGGACCGGCGCCGATGAGCGCGCTCGCGGATCTCGCTCGCGCCTTCGGTATGGCGCACTCCAGCGAGGCGAGCGCGAAGGCGGCGACGGCCGGAGCCTGATCCATGGTCTTCGGAGGCAGCGGCACCGCGACGCTCGACAGGCTGGGACGGGTCTTCCCGTCGCGGCGGGTCATCCTTGGCTCCCTGAACAAAGGAGACGGGAGCGACCCGAGCGTCACGTCCGTCGCCTACGACGAGATGTGGGCTGAGTGGGAGTTGATCGAGGATCTCTGCCTTGGTCGCGACCAGATGGTCCTGAAGGCGCAGCGCTGGCTGCCGCAGGAGCCGAAGGAGGAGGACCACGCCTACGCGATCCGCCTGGACCGCAGCTTCCTGATCGGCGCCTTCGCCGACACGGTGGAGAGCGTCTCATCGAAGCCGTTCTCCAGGCAGGTGCAGCTCGTGCGACCCGAGCTGCTGCCGGAGCAGCTGCGGACGCTCCACGCGAACGTCGACAAGCGTGGGACGGACCTTACCACGTTCGCGAAGCAGGTGCTGCGCGACGCGATCAAGTACGGCCACTCGATCGTGATGGTCGACTACCCGTCGATCTCGCCGGAGGCTACGCTGGCGGACGAGATGGCCGCCGACGCGCGGCCGTACTGGGTGCACGTGTCACCACCGAACCTCATCGGCTGGCGCTCGACGTTCGCGAACGGCGTCGAGACCCTCATCAGCGCGCGCGTCATGGAGGAGAGGCTCGAGCCCGTCGGCCGCTACGGCGATCGCCGCGTGAGGCAGATCCGCGAGATCGTCGGGCCTGTCGGCGGCGCGCCGGGCTACGTGCAGCTCTACCGACCGGAGGAGTCGGAGACCAGCGTCGGCGTCTACGCGCCGGGCGTCTCCAGGTTCGTGGCGTACGGGCCGCGAGTCCCGCACACGTACCCCGGCGTCCCGATAGCGTGGCTCCCGCTCAACCCGACGAACGACGGGATCCTGCGGTCCAGACCCCCGCTCAAGGAGCTGGCCGAGCTCAACCTAGCTCACTGGCAGGGCGCCAGCGACCTGCGCAACATCCTGCGCTTCGTCGCGGTGGCGATGCTCCTCCTAACGGGGATGGACACCTCCG